CACCCCTCCATATAGTTGTTTAAATGTTAATTCTTTTGCTTTTTTATAATCCACTCCATACATTTCCGCAAAGGCCATATGAACATCCTTATCACCAAAATTATAACCCACCAACTTAGCCAACAAAGTAGGATGATAAGCGCCAATGTCAAACTCAATAAAATTGTCATTACGAGGGATAAAACACTCTCTTTGTCCGTTTTCTTTGTTAAGTGCGGCATAATTTACTCCTTTGAATTTATTACTTGGTCTTCCTGTGAGGGTTTTGAAGTTGTACTGCGTGTAGACGTAGTCTCCATCGATATCATGAAAGTGCGATTTAAATTTTGATTTATCAACTCGTATACCACTTCTTTCAATGGCGTTGAAAACCACTGAAGATTTGTCATTGTAGAATTCATTGATTTTTCCATTTATTTTATCTTTAAGATTATTATATATTTCTTCACAATACTCATAGTGTTTGACTATAGGTATAATTCTATTTACATCTTTTTTATTAGGATATCTCCTATTAAAAATATGATGTGTTTGGGTTAGTTCTGGTATATACGGAGGGTTTTGTTGGTTTATGTCAAAGAGGCCTTTTAATGGTAAATAATGTAAAAATTCCTTCTTATCACGCACATATATGCTACTAAATTTATGTAACATCGTGTTTATCTCCGTTATATTTATATTTAAAGTTTCACTATGTGATAGTGGGACAATAAATCCTTTAGTTGATACTAACGGTCTAATATACAAAGCACAAATACTATTTTGTACAGGGTGTATTAAATAACTATTTGGAATTACTTCTATAAAAACTTCTTCCCAATTAGCATTTGTAAATTGTTCAAATTGAACTTTACTTTCAACTAACCAAAACATAACTTTTTATTTTAATATATGAAGGATTTATCTAATATCCACCTCCACTTGAAGATCCTCCACCCATTGAAGGGGGTGATGTGTTAGTTGGAGGGTTATAATTAGGGTCAGTTGAAATATTTTGTCTATATTCTACCATTTGAGTTTCCCCAGTTTCAATAACTCCTTCTAAGTTTAAAGAATCAACTATTTCGCTTCTATAAAATCTTTTATAAAATAATTTACTATGAGCAGATGAAATGTGCATTGCACCTTCCATAGGTCCTTGAAATTCATGAATATGATATAACCCTACATAATCTTTTCCAGTAGGGGTAATTAATTCACCTCCTCTAGTATTTAAATTATCTGCTTTTTTATATTTAAAATATTTTAAATATTGTTTTCCTAAATAATCTTCTAATCCTTTTTTATTTATTTCTTTTTCTTTTATAAAAATAGATCCTTTATTATTATTAAATACTCTATCAATATCCCCATTTATATACCAATCTAAGGTAAAAGGTACGTAATCTTCCCACATCCATACTTTATTTTGGGTAAAAATATTATCATATGTTTCTTTATTAATTTCTAAATATTCTAACTGATTTATTTTACATACAAAATATCTTATAAACATTCCTTTTTGATAGTCTTCTAGTGTAGGTAATGTTGGAAAATATTGAGGTTTTGATCTGATTAAATTATAATCAGTGTCAGTTAATATTCCATATATTTCAACATCTTGAGCATTTTGGCTTGGACCTCCATTATAAATAGGACCATCCCAATTTTCTGCGTATTCAACATCATCTGAACCGTCATTAATTTCTCCTTTTTTTACCTGTGATGAAACAATAGGTATTTTTTTAACAATTTCTTCATTTGGAGGATCATTTGGGTTTTTACCTGTATAAGCTCTACCATTAGCTATTATATAATAAAATCCCGTATAAGAAGAATTATTCTTAACATAATACCATTCTGCTCCTGGTGTGAATTGGTTTTCTTTTATTTGAGATTTAGGTATATAAACCATAATTAAAGTGTTGGGGCGAAAATATTACCACTTCCTACTGGGGCATTTTGGCCTGCTCCATCTGTATAGGTATATATTTCTCCTGTTTTTTGTTCAATTTTTCTAATTTCATTATTTACACCAAATGAATAGAAATTACTTTCATTAGGTTTATTAACACCACCTAATGCTTTGATTTCCATTTTAAACATTGGATCTTTACCTGCATTAAATAATGTTCCTACTACTTTATTTTTTGCTTGAATTGACTCTAAATGTGATTGTGATTGTTTACCACCATAACTAGGTCCTGTTCCTCTAGGATTACCCCTTCCATCTGTTTGTTTAGTATTAAATTTAAATCCTGGGGCTATACAACCTAGTAACCAAGGTTTTGAATTACCTTGAGCTGCTGGGGCTTCATGTATTAATACCCATTTTCTATTTGTTGTATTAAACCCATCAATAGGTCCTCCTGCTGTTAATATTTCATTTCTATTATCACTTTGATTGGCTATAATAAAATGATTTCCATATTTAGGTGAATTTCTTGATGATATAGTATAAGTTCCTGTAGGTATACAACTTTCATTATTTTTATTATCATTCCAAGGTAACTCACATGTTGGTAATGCATATAAAGTATTACCATTTTCATCTAATACTTCCATTATACCTAGAGTTTGATAACCATTATCAACTAATCTAGTTAATCTTAATCTTGTAATTTGACTATTAGGATCTGTCGGGGGTGCTTCTTCAGCTGCAGCTGCTAATTGTTGTTGTTTTTCAGATTTTTGTTCTGTAGTAGTTACTTCTTTATCATCAATTATTAAAGGTTCAAATCTAGGTACAGATTGAGTATCAATTGTAGTAGACCATTTTTGGACATCAACAGTATGATTAATTGCTTTTACAACAATATCTACACTATCTTTTTCATAAGATGGAGGTAAAATATCATCAGTTATTCTAAATTTTTCAAATAATTTCATTCCTGATAAACCTTCCATTTCTAAGTTTAAATTAAAGGGTAAAAAGAAAGGTGCTGGAACTTTATTACTATCAGCTAGTATTCCATGTATTAATTTTATATAACTTGTATAATTTTCACTAAAATCATATGATACTTCTGATGTGAAATTGTATTTATCATAATTGCTTCCAGCTTTTGCTCCCCCAAACTTATACATTTCTTTTATAGGAAGATTTCCAGTGTCTAAAGTTTTAAATAATTTATCTTCTTTTAATGTTTTTGCTCTTTCTAAGGGACTAGGTTTTTCTTCTTTATCTTGTAAATCTACAAAGTCTAGTTTTTCAGGTATAATTCTATCAACTAAACCCTTATTATAATTAGTAAATGAAACTGAATTACCCATAAGATTATTTCCAGATACTTGAGATCCTATTGATATTTGTGCAGCAAAATTATTAGGAATTTCAGCATCTAATCCTATATTAGTAATAAATGATCCTTGATCTCGTTTTACTCCAAAAATATTAATTCTTGTATATTCTTCAGGAGGAAATTCAGTTAAATTAGGTTTTGGGGTTCTGTCATAAATTTTAATAACACCATCATTTTCATCATAAGCAACAAAAAAATCATTTATATTTCCTAAAGAACCATTTATTCCTCTTAATATGGTTTTTAAATAAGATAAAACCGATATAGCACCCTCTTCATTTTTTGGAGATTTTGCTATTGTTTCAGAAGCAAATCTTAAATTTATTAAAACATTACCTAATCTTCCCACATAAGGATTATTATCTACTAAAAAATTCTGTTGTAATGATAATACTTTATTTAAAGGTGTTGATGTTGGAATATCATTTTTATAATCAACTATTCCCTTAATAGAAAATTTATTATAAGCTACTAAACATTTTTCTGGGTTTGTTGAAATATTAGGAGGGCAAATAAACATAAAATTTTGATCATTTTCCATATTACTATAAGCAAAATCAAATTTTATAGTTGGAGTACCTCCATCTTTTTTAGAAAATAAATTACAATTATCTTCAATAATATTTAATAAAGCAGCAAATTTTATATAAACACTTTTTTCAAGTTTTGAATTACCATCTATATCTTTTTTACCATTAAAAGTATCAGACAATATAAAAGCTCCATTCTTAATTCCTCGCGTTGAAACAAACTGTCCACCAGCTTCCCCCTTAAATCTTTGTTGTATTGTTTGTGATATGTTATAAAAAGTTTTATTTAATTTAGTATCATCTTTATAAGATAATAAAGGATCACTATTATTGTTTTCTATTATTCTATCTTTATCTTTTTCTTTTTCTTTTTGGTATAAAGGTTTTAAAGAATTTATAATTTTTCCTTTTCTAGCATTCACTAAATTCATTCCTTCTATATCACCTAATGCTGCTACGTATTGTCTTTTAATACCCTTAGGAATATTTGATTGTTTTTTAAAAAAAGATGTTAAAGGAAACTCATCATTTTCTGCTATTTTAATATAAGCAGCTATTGATGGTCCTACTAATCTATCAAGATATTTATCAAATGTAAGTTCTGCTTTTACTTCATCTTTATTACTTTGGTTAGGATTACTTTTTTTAGGATCAGTTACATTTAATTTTAATGATTCCATAATGTTACCCATACCCACTAAAGTTATTTCACAACTATAAGAACCATCTGTGCTAAAAGACCATTTAAAATTAGTTATTTTACCATAAACAGCTTCATAATTACCAAAATACTTTAATCTCTCACTTGATATAAGATTTAACATTTGGAATTGATTTTTAGGACCTACAAATGTATTAGGATTTAATAAAAAGTCTAAAGGTTTTGATTTAAATCCTTCGTATTCCCCTAAATTTCCATTATCATCTAAAAAAGTAGACCACCCAAATTCTAATAAAAGAGTATATCCTGGTCGTAAATATAAAGCATCTAATAATTGAAATTGTTCCTTACTATAACATTTTACATTAATTGTTGCTTTACTTAAAGCTCCATTATTATAATAAGTAGATTGAGCTGATTCAATTCCAGGCATAGGGACATATCCTCTTTCACCAATACCACCCCAACCATAAGCTCCATTAAATATATTATTATTATAATTTAAACCTTTATTAATTTTTAATTTTGAGGATAATACACTAGCTTCAGGTTCATTTTCTAGAGGTTTTTCATTTTGTTCTATAACTTCATCTAATGAAATTGTTCCACCATGAAGTATAAAAGACTTAGCTAAATTTTCATTTATTATTAATTCTTTATTAACACCAGCTTTAACTAATCTATCTAAAACACTATTATCACCATCTTCTTCTTGAGTTAAATTAACTGAACTAGCTAATCTTAACCAGGGTGTTTTAGTTGTATAATATTTTAAATTATCAGCAGATATATTTGATATTTGTCCTAAAGCTTTTTGCCTTACTTCAATTTGTTTTTTTACAAAATTATCAAATGGATCACCTATAATATTACCCATAACCTTATCTATTTAATGCATTATAACTATCAATTATAGGAGAAATATTTTGGGGGATTCTAATTTGTGATCCTATAGGAATAAAAATTGATGAAAAATCAACAATATCGGGGTTAGCAGAAGAAATAATCCACCATAATGTTACATCCCCATAAAATTGAAATGCTAAACTTTCAAATCTATCACCCCATTCTGTTATAGCATATATATCATTTTCTTGTTGTGGAATAATAGGATATTTTGATATTTTTTTATATGTAACTCCCCTATTTCGTAAATTACTATCAAAATCTCTTAAAGGTCTTAATTCAGCATATCTATTCATCTGATTGAGTTTTTATTGGTTGATCATACTTACTTAAACCATTATCTCCTATATAATTATTATTAATTCCATTATTTAAACTTATAAATGCTTCATTTCCTACTGCTCGTAATTCACCGTTTTCATTATATAATAATCTTTGTCGTGAAGGTAAGAAATCTTCTACTGGGGTAAAAGCTAAACTAACCTCTATTCTATGAGGTAATTCTTTTACTGAAGGATCTGATTTTCCATCTGTGTCAATTGCTATCTCCCATGAAGTATCATCTGGGATTGTATAAGTTAATGAAGTTAATACTCCTGGTACTTCATATAAATAACCTCCTACAGTCATCCTAACCATATTTCCTCTCATAAATCCTGCAGATGAATAATCAGGTGCTAAAGAAGATGCTAAAAAATTAAGTTTAGCAAACATAGGAACTAATTCAGCTTTTGAAGTTGCCATTATAGTAAAACCCATTGATATATCCCTAGTAAACCCACTATAATTTTTAAATACATTACCTCTACCTACATATTGAACATCATTCCAAGTAGCAGCATAATTATCTGTAAAACCATTTATGTAAGCTCTAAAATGTAAATATGTTGATTTTTTGCCTTCACTTGGACCATTATTAACTACTGCAATTCTAAATTTACATAAATCATTAATAGGTAATGTATGATTAGGTCCTTCGGATTCATACATTTTTAAAGCTGTAATTTTATCTAAAGCCTCCATTTGAAATGCAGGTATACCATAATTAAATACATTTCTTTCTTTATTTGTTCCATCTACAGCATATGTAATATGTTGTCCTGGATCTCCTATTCCTGTTCTTAATGCTTTATTTTGTTTTGTATAATTTGGTGCTTTATGGATTATTTTAGATACTACCTTTGATGTAGTATCATCAAATTCTATTTCAGAATCTATAACAAAATTCATAAAACTTCTAGGATACAATCCTCTACGAGTTGTTAATTCTGTATTAGAATATATTCTAAAAATATCACCATATAATAAAGTAGAAAGACCTGAAGGTTGAACTCCACTATAATTAGGATAAGCTGAAGATAAATTTTTATAATTTCTTATAGCATTATATGTAGGACGTTCTTTAAATATATTGGTTTTACCAACACCTAATATAGAACCAGGTCCTCCACCATATGAATATAATACAGGAGTATCTCTATTTTCTGTTGTAGCTTCTGGATTTATATTAAATTTTGCTCCTAATAAATCATCAAATGCTCCCTGAAAGAAATCATCTGATGTAGAAACTCCTTTAGATACAAAATTATTAAAGTTATATAATCTGTTATCTCCTATTTCTTGATCATTTCGTACTACTACAGAATAAGGATTTAATGCACCTGCTCCACCTCTAGCATTTCTATTTGCACCAGCAGGACCACCTAATGATCCTACAGGATTTAGTCCAAATTTATTTAAATGAGCTCCTACCCAATTAAAACCTGCTTGAAGTAATGTTCCTAGAGGTAAATAAGCACCCTGATTCATAGCACCACCTAAATAACCTGCTCCAAATGATGCTTGGGTTTTTACACTTGTTCTTGATAATAAATTTTCTTTTAGAGTAAAAAATATACCTCTTGGAGATTTAGTATCAATAAACATTTTAGCTAATCTACTTACATCTTTAAGTGCTTTTAAAGGTGCTAAAAAACCATCTCTTAATATAAAATCAGGACCTGATTGAAGAGGCATTCCATCTCTTAAATATCCTGTTCCTGAAGGTATATCTACTACTTCATAAGGTTGATTACTTGTACCCGAAGCAGGTCTATCCCCTCCAAACTTTAAATTTTTTAAGTTTGTTTTTAGATTAATTAGACGACCTCTAGATTCAGGTGTAAGTGTATTATCCGACATATAGTGTTATTTTAGATAGATGACCCTGCAGGTAAATTATCTTTATATTTTGTAATATCGTCTCCTTGTGCTAATGCAGTAGAATTAGGTAATTGACCATTACGTGGTCTTACTGATAATTTATCTGGATTAGTGTCTAAAGAATACTCAAAATGTAATTTTGATTCTGCAAAATCTGGTGTTGCTGGGGTTGCACCATTATCTTTTGATAAAGGAGAACCATCAACTTTTAATCTATCTACTAATGAATTTTTTACTGTATCTGGCATTTTTATATATTTTTATTAATTAATTGTTTATTATAAATATTATCCCATATTAGAAGTTGCTAGTGCTAATGATTTACCTACTTTATTTCCATCCATAAACACATCACCACCTTCTTTAACTGCTGATATTAATTCTTTAAGCAATGAAACAACTTCATTGTTTCCTCCACCACCTAAACTAGTTCCACCTATTATAATATCATCTTTTCTAAATTTCTGAATTGGTTGTCCAGGTCTTGAAATAAAATCTGCTGCTGTTCCTGCATTTGCTCTGCTTATATCTCTAGCAGCTATTCCTGCATCTATAGCTAATCCTGCTGTTAAACCTGCTCCTGGGGCTACAAGATCTAATAAACTTGCTCCTCCAGATGCTAATTCCATTGCGGCCCCAACCATATCTCCTTTAGCTACCCTACTTATTGCAAAACCTACTCCTGCTAATGCCCCAAGACCAGGTATTCTTTTAAGTAAGGATTTACCTAATACTTTTGCTCCTAATTTTGCTCCTACTTTGGCTCCTGTTTTACCTCCTACTTTAGCAATATTTTTTCCCACTGATTTTGCACCTGCTCCTGCTACTGTTTTACCAGCACCTTTTCCCCCACCTTTTTTAAATAAATTTCCTAGTCCTTTACTACCAGCAAAGTATACTGCTTGAGGTATACGTTTTTGAACTGCTAATTTAAGTGCAAGTGCTCCTGCTAACCCAATACCTAATTTTCTAATAGTACCTCCTGGGTTTTCAGCTATTGATGTTATAATACTTCCAAGAACATTTCCTGCCTTTTCAAATGTTGTGGCTAAAGTTTTCATTCCACCACCTTCTTCAAACATTTTTATTGCATTTGTTATTTTATCTAAAGCCCCTGATTTATCTAAAGCTGTAAAGAAGTTTTCTTTTATTTGTTCTCCTATTCTTGCTAGTCGTTGAGATGCTTCTGTTGCCTTTACGGTTTTATCTAAATCTTCTTTAGCAAGCATAGCTAAGGCTTCTTTTTCACCTACACCCTCTGATATTAATTTGTTTAATTTCTTTTGAGCTACTTCAGATTCTTTAGCACCCAATTTACCTAATCTATTTTGAATTAATCTTGCTTGATTAGCTTTAAGCATATCTTCAACAGACATACCTAAAGATTTAGCTAATGCTTCTTGTTTAATAACATTTCCTTCTGTTTGATCTATATTATCAGCTAAAATTCTATTTAATTCTTTAGCTTGGGTATCTACATCACCAGTTAAAGCTGCATATCTTAGTTGTTCTAGATTTAAATTTTTACCTAAAAGCAATTCTGCTTCCATTTCATTCTGAATAGAACTTTCAAAGTCTAACGTGGCTGAAGCTGCATCTGAAATTTGATCCATTGTCATTCCTAACCTTTTGGCATTAAATGCTGCTTTTGCTAAAGCCTCTGGATTATTATTTAAGTTAAATGCAGTTTGAGCTGATGCATTTGCTACATCATCTATTACATCATTTAAAGATACTGAAGCATCTCCCCCCATATTTAATCCTTTAACTACTCCACCTATTGTGCTATCCATATCACTAAAAGCAGTATCTGACAGTTGGGCCATTCTAAATAATTGACCAGCATTTTCTTCACTCATACCTAACATTTCTGTATATCTTTGAAATGTTGTTACTTGTTTTTCAGAAAGCATAATTTGAGTTCCTGTTGCAGCATTTAAAGATTTCATAGCTTGAAAAGCTTCTTCAAAATTTAAAAAAGTATCACTAGCAGCCATTTCTGCTAAATCTCCTTTTATTTGTTTTGAACTTCCACTCATTCCTAAGAATGCCTTTCCTACATCAGATGTTTTTTTAGCAAATTTTTCTGAAATTTTAACTATTTCTAAAAGACCCTTAACTAAAAGACCTGTCATAGCCACAGGATCTGTTATAAGTCCTATAAAACTTTTACCTAATGATCCTAGAGCTGCACCTAATACTTTAAATTTACCAGTAAATCCTTCTGAATTTTTAGCTACTTCTAAAGCTGCTGAATTTGCATCCTCTAAGGCATCACTTATATTTCCTAATCCTAATTTACCTGCTATGGTTTTAAGACCACCTAAGGCTGCCCCTGTAAGGCCCATCTGTTTGGTAATTTTAGTAGATAAATCTAATTGATCTTGTAAACCTTTTTCAAATTCTTCATTATAACTTTCTAATTGAACTAATTGTTCATCTAAATTTTTCTTTTGTTTGGCAGTAAGTTTAACTTTAGATCTGTCAACTGCTTCAATTTGAGCTTTAAGAGCAAAAATTTTAGCTTGTCTTTGTTGGAGTAATTTAGCAGCATCAGCTTGCTTAAAAGCCCCTTCAGCTGCTTTTACATTAGCATTTGCTAATTCTTTTGACACTTTAGCTAATGAATTTAATCCTCCTGTAATATCTTTAATAGTTGCTTTAGCTACAGTATCAGTTGATGATAGTACTTCCTTAAATATATCACCTACTTTATCGGCAATATTTCTTAAAGCATCTTCAACAACTACTGCTGTTTCTTTTGCACTTTTTTCTGCTTCTATTTGAGCTTTACTCTTTTTAACCATAGAGATATTTTATTATAAATATTAAAAAATATTATTTTCTCGATGTTTTAGCAACATAAGTAGGAGGTGACACTGTTCTTTTAGGAGGAAGTTTAGATTTATTAGGATTAGCTAAATCTATATCATTTTTATTTTTAGGATTATTTGCTTCTGATTGTTCTTTATAAAACTCTGCTATTTTTTTATAGGTAAAATTACGAAGCCATATAGGCATTTCATATACAGCATTCCAATCATAGCCTCCATTACCATTAAAAACTATTTCGTGAATTTGTGAAAAAATATTACTTCTATATTGAGCTGCTTCAGTTGGCGTCAGGGAAAAAAAAATTTAAAGAAATTGGTACATCTATTTCTTCAAGCTCATCATACTCATTAGTAATTGTGGTTTTTAATTCTATATCAGGCTGGATCTTTATTACATGATCTCTTAATGCTTTTGCATCTCTTGCTAAGAGATAATTATCAACAAAATCTCTAATAGTTTTACCAGATGAATCTCCTTCTACAGATGTTATTAAATGTTTCATTCTAGTAGAAATTTCAGGTGATGCACCTTTATTAATTTTTTGAATACCTTTAATTTCTTCATCAATTTGTTTATCTATACCATCAGTTAATAACCTAAATGTTATTTTTGTACCTGATGATGGTAATTCCCAATCAAATTCATTTTGACCACCTTTAAATAATTTTTCATCAATTTTTTTATTTGTTAATAAACTTAAATCTACAGTATGTTCTTGACCTCTATATCTAATTTTATAATCTTTACCATACCCTAATATACGAGAAGCTATTAAAATAGCATTTTTATCACCAATTAATATGTCTTTAAGTTTTACATCAGTAACAATTAATGATTGTAATAATTTATCTAATACAATACCTTTAGCTATATAATTTTGATTTGTTAATATATCTTCTTCTTTAGCAGTCATATATTTCATTTCAATCTTACCAGATTTTAATGGATGACCTTCAGGATATAATAAACCTTTTGATGGTAGTTCTACTTCTTCTGTTGGAAATTTAAACTTATTTTCAGACATAGTTTTTATTTATTAATAACTTAATTTTGTTATACATATGTATGATACAAAAAAGCTTGACCGAAGCCAAGCTTAAATGTAAAATATATAAATTTTCTTTTAGAAATTTAATACGCAATAATCCATTCCTATTGTTAGTGAAATATTCATTACAGTAGTATCGTCATCCCAACTCATATCACCAAATGATGCATCTTTAATAAATGCTCCTTTAATAATCCACTCTGAAACTACATCACCTACAGGACCTAGTACGTCAATTGTTAAATCTTTTTTATAGAAATCAGAATAACCGTCTCTACCAGTTACTGATTCATGGTGTAATCTTGTCCACTCCATTACTGCTTGAGCTCCCGAAGGTGTAATTGGATCAAATAACTCCATTGTTAAATCATTCCATCTTAATTTACCTTTTACTTTTCTATAAGTGTTTATATGATTTAATACTATTTCATCCTGTGCGAACCCCATTCCACTAACTCCTTTAATTATATACGATGGTATACCATCAACATACAATATAAATCTATTAGCTACTTTTGGTTCAAAAGCGGTGAAAAATATTTCGTTGGGATCTAATACTGCCATTTTTTATGTTATTTTATTTTATTATAAATATTATTGTTTTTCATTTTTATGCTGGGAAAGTTGCTCCAGTTGGTAAAATGTTAAAGTCTAGGTAAATAAATTCAGCTGTTTTAGTTGGTTGTAAATAAACAGCACCAATTAATTCATTTCTATCAATTACATCTGGTGTGTTGTTTGTATTATCCATTACAACTTTAAATGCATATAAACCTTGTCTTTGTTGTACTGATTCTAAGTAAGGATTAACTTGACTTAAGAATGTATTTCTTGTTGCTGCTGTATTTTGTTCGAATACTAATGTATCAGCAATTTGTGAAATATAATTTTTAAGTGTAATTAATAATCTTCTCACATTTACTCTATCTAAAGCAGAAGCTTTAGTTTGAAGTGTTTTTTGTCCAAATACTACAATTCCTTGTCCTGGGAATGTTGCTATTGGGTTAACTTTGTCAGTATATAAAGTATCTCTATCACTATTTGTTAATTTTCTTTCTGCTTGATTAACTACTCCTAATCCTCCTCTATTAATACCTGCTGGTGCAAACCATGGTTCACCTGCTCTATCATTAAATGCATAAACACCTGGTATCATTGTTGAAGCTGGAACCCATACTAATTCTCTTGAATCTGGGTCAGTTACTTGTAACCAAGGCCAATATGAAGCTACATATGAAGAATCAACTGTTGCTGCTACATTTCCTACTACAGTTATTGTACTACCATAATTAACTAAATCTCCTACAAATATTGCATCTCCTCTAGTTTCAGTATTTGATTGAATTGTTGTCCAACCTGCTCCTGTTGTACCATTATCTAATATTAATCCTGGAGCTGTTATTAAATTATATCTAAATTCATCTCTATTTGCTAATAAACCTATTGCATTAGTATAATCTGTTCCTATTAAACCTTGAGAATCTGTATTATTTACATTTTGATAATAATTACTTACTCTAATAGTTGATGCATTTATACCCCCAGCGTCACCAAATGATCCTGATTGGGCATTTGGAATTGATGCTGTAAATATATCTTTTGCATTTCCATTATTATCTAAATAATCAAATGTTTTTTGATTAACTGCTTTTACTCTAACATATCTAGAAGCATTTCTATATGAACCTGTGGTTTGTAAATAAGAATTTGCTCCTGATGATGCTAATACTTGTGTTTGATCACCAACTACTCTAGCTATATAATTAGATGCATTTGGATCTAAAGAAACATTAGGATATGTTTCAAGTACTTGTTTTGCAGTTCCTGTATCATTACCTGCTCTAATTAATAATGAAAATACACCAGAAGAAGTATTTGGAGAAGTTATTTCCCATCTAACGTTATCTACTGTTCCATCACTTAAAGTATTATTTGTACCTTCTGAGCCTGTATTATTCATTATTGCTCCATCACTTAAAGTTTCTAAAACAAAAACTTGAGTTCCTTCAACAGCACCTACACTACTTCCTGAATATATAAATGATGAAGTAGCTGGAGTTTGTGATGCTGAACATACTCTAGTTACTAATAATGATGTTCCACCATTTTGGAAATAATTATATGCTGATATAGATGTAAAATAAGTAAATTGTTGTTTAACAGCGCCAGATCCACTTGTAAAAGTACTACCAAAATTAGCTAAATATTCTGAGTAACTAGTTACTAATTTAGGAATATTTTGTTGGCCTTTTGGAGTTGGTCCAATAATTGCTGCCCCAGCTTGTACTGGTCCTGCTGTTACTTGTGATTGGTCGTTTTCTCTTGCTAAAACACCCGGTGATATTAATACTTCTGCCATTTTTTATGTTGTTTTATTTTATTATAAATATTGTGTTTTTTTTAAAAAACTATTCTATTGGGGTAAACTCTCCTGTTTCTAATGAAATGTTTCCTTTACCATATTTTTTTTCTAAGTTTAGAGCTATTTCTTCTTCTCTTTTTTGAATTTTTGTTAATTCTATTTCTTTTTCTTTTTTTCTTTTATTAAGATTCATTATAGCTATCTCAATATCTCCTACATTACTTACTAAAATTTGGAAATCTTCTCTTACTGTTTTTATGTCTTTGATTTCCGTTTCAGTTAAAACTTTTACTTTTGTCATTACTTTTATTTTTGATTAATATTTCATTTTATTATCATTTATACATATTAATAAACTATTTAAAAATTAAAAATTTTTAATTATTCCTGTGCAGGAGATGGTGGTACCCTATTTGTATTTATTCTATTTGGAGGATTTTTTGTTGATGGAGGATCTACATAATTTACATTACCTGTATGGGGGATATTTGTTCTATTAGGTTGTGGAGAGTCTACATCATTTATATTACTTACCATTTCAGAATTAAATGTAATTGAAGCTTTTGAATTATATTTTTTAATAGATGATAAATCTTTTTGGAGTATATTAGGTACTATATATCCATACATTTTTATACTAAAAGTACTTTTAACTAATCTATCTTGATCTGCAGGCATTTCAACATTAGTTGCTACTGAATCAATTCTAGCTCTAAATTGATATCTTTCAGGATTTCCCCAATATGAATCTGATGCATAATTTATTGCTTCTATTATACCATTCATTTGTTCCATATAATAAGTAGAAACTATACAATCATAATTTAATGTTACATAATCAGGAACAACAACAGCATACATATCTTTTGTTGGTCTTCTATTATTTAAAATATTAAATTTATCATATGTATTTTTATTACTATAAGATTTTTCAAACATCCTATAATTGTTAGGAAAATTAGCATCTAATTTATTAGTAATATTTCTATTTTTTTCAATATTAGTTCTTTTAAAAGTAATTAAAGGCATCATTATTCTACCTTTTCTATCTCTAAAATATCCATCTTTTTGAATTTGATTCCATCTTTCAGAATCTGCATAAATAACAGGTACTTCTTCTCTTCTACCATTTTGAATTACTGTAGGTTTAATTACATTATTAAAATAATATATTATAGTTTCATCAATATCATATAAACCAACTGTAAAAGGTTTTACAGTATCACCTTTAAATGAAGTTTGATTACTTCTATCAGTTTTATCATAGGCTGCATTATTAGGATTACCTGCTTCTTTTGAAAAAGGAGTATGCATCCCTTTACTTATTTCTCTTTGAGATTTTGGTACTACTTTTCTTCCTTTATTTGACATGTTTAATACTTGATATTAATCTTTCTTCTGATATTCCTACTCTATCTGCTGGTATATAATGAGCTTCCGCTATTATTGATACATCATAACCAAAACTAGCTAAATCTGAATTTCCATAAGGATTATAACCATCATCATCTTGATTTGGATAATCTGGGTCTTTACCTACAAATAATTGATTGTTAATTAAATTATAAATCTCATAATATCCATTTTCATACCATATGATATCTCCTACTTCAGGAACAATTACTCCTATATTAGTTATTCCATTAGATTCTACTCCTGCTAAATCATCTCTTAAAAATTTAAATGTACGACCTCCTGCAAAATCAATACCTAAATCAGTATTAGGAGAACTTTGATCTTGTCTATCAATTAATACATTAAGTAACATTGGAGCTTCATAATATTTTTCTTCAGCTGCTTCTCCATAAATATTAACATTAGTTTCTTCTAATCTAAATTTATAAAGAGCACATTCTTGAACAATAATATCCCACATTAGTTCTCTACTAATGCCTCTAAACATACTTACGTCTCTTGCTCCTCCAAATAATGCCATATTATCCTATATAAATTGGGTAAGGTACTGCTGCTTCAATTTTTTGTAATGATTCTGCTTCTGCTGCTTTTACCGCTAATAAATTACTTCGTGACGTTTCATCAAAATATTCTCTTAATCTTGTTATTAATGCCTCTTTTTCTGATGTAGCAGCTGAAAGTAAATCTGATTGGTTTAAAGTAGTTTCAGCTCCAGGAATAGGTACTTGTGTATATTTACCTCTAATATATCCTAATATTTCTTTACATACAGCTAAAGTATAATCAAATATCCAACTTCTACCAATTGAATTAATTTCACAATAATCGGGATTACAATAATTAACATTTGAAACGTTTGTTACATTATATTGTCCATCAGGATATTTAGAAATTGGATCATTTCTATCTGATAATTTTATATATTGGAACCATAAAGTTCCACTATTTTGAGGTATTGGGAATATTCTTAAATTGTTATTTATAAGTTCAAATGAAAATTGAGATTTTCTAATTTGATCATTTAATTCTATAGCTTGAATTTTTTGTAAATCAAAACTAATAGGCATTAACATAAAATTAATTGCCGGAGAATAATTACCCCAACCAAAAGTATCCATCATATTCATCATACCAGTACCAGTACCAGCATAAGGATCAAAAAACTTAACAATAGCAGGTGTTGCTTCATAAAATACTCTTTTTATTTCA